ATAATCGGTCACCAACCCGATCAAACAGGCTCAGATCGGCTGCTATCGGTTTTACCGACGGAATCAGCTGCCGTTTATGGCTCTCCAACGCCTAGAATCCATACTCCGCTTAATGATTTACCGTCTAGGGGCTTTGATCTCATAGATTTAGCGGCAGATATACTCCCAGACGGGCTAATGCCTTGGCAGAAGTTTGCTTTAGAGCATACGCACAAGTATTTACCGGACGGCAGATGGGCTACTCCGACTAACTGCGTGGTCGTTGCTCGCCAAAATGGTAAGTCGTTTTTACAGCAGATAAGGATTTTAGGCGGCTTATTTCTATGGGACGAGCCACTTCAGATCGGCTCAGCTCATAGATTGGCTACGTCTCTGGAGCAATTCAGGCAGCTAATCAACCTAATTGAGAGTTCCGAAATGCTTGCCAAGCGCGTACACCGTATCCGCTGGAGTCATGGCTCAGAGGAGATCGAGGTCAAAGGTACGACTGGGCAGATAAATCGGTTCATCGTCAAAGCTGGCGGATCGGCTGCTCGTGGCGTAAGTGCGCCATCGACTATCCATCTTGACGAATTGCGCGAGATGAAGGATTTAGAATCGTATGCGTCGCTCCGCTATACCCTTATGGCTGCGAAAAATCCTATGATTATGAGCTATACCAACGCGGGCGATTCTCACTCGGTCGTACTCAACGCTTTTCGCGAGCGTGGTTTAGCAGCTGCGGCTGGAGCCAATGACGATATAGGTTATTTCGAGTGGAGCGCTCCGACCGACGATATTCGAGCCGAGGAAAATTGGTTAGCTGCGAATCCAGCCATCGGACATACGATAAATATCCAGAATATCCAAGCCGTACTCAACGATCCGCCCGAGGTCGTACAAACCGAAGTTTTATGCCGATGGGTTCAAACTATCTCAAGCGTGATCGGTGCTAACGAGTGGAATAATTGCCACGACGAATCCGTCGATCTCGATCCCGAGAAATTGACTTGGCTTGGACTTGATATTTCGCCGGATCGTAAATTCTGCGCGTTAGTAGGCGCTCAGAAGTTAGGCGACGAACGTTTCGTGGTAAAGCTTCTCCATACTTGGGAAAATGCCGTTCAATTAGACGACCGACAGATCGCTAATGAAGCGGCTAAATATTGCCGTAAATATCCGCTCGAGTATTTGCTTTATTCGCGTAGAACTTCGGGCGCGGTTGCGTCTCGTTTACAGCCAGCCGGTATCCCGCTTTTCGATATGGACTCCAGTTACCCGCAGAGCTGCGATGAGCTTCTAGGTGCGATCAACTCTGGACGCTTACGCCATCGAGGTCAGGCAGATTTAACGACTCAGATACTTTCAGCCGTACAGTTAAAGCGTGGCGATGGTGGCTGGGTTATCGGACGTCGAGCTTCTCAAGCTGCTGTCTGCGCCGCCGTAGCGACTGCGCTAGTGACACACTTTGCGACACGCCCAGAGATGGACTTCGATATTATGGTCGGATAGTGCTATACGCCTGAAACAATTTAGGCATGGGTTTACTTGATCTATTTATTCCGACAAAGATCGAAGCTGCCGCGCCTAAAGCTGGCGCGGATATTCAGGCTTCGCTTCAGCCGGTAACTACGATCGACTCGCTGTCTCCGTTTTTCGGTGGCGCACAAACCGCAACTCGTGAGGAATTTATGTCGATTCCTTCAGCTGCTCGATCTCGAAATATTATCTGCTCAAGTATTGCGTCAATCGGACTTGAAGTTATTGACAATACGACCGAGATGGAAGTAGAAGGCGGAACTCCACGAGTTATCCGTACACCTGATCCACGAGTTCCCGGAAGCGCTACTTATGTATGGACGCTCGAGGATATTTTGCTATATGGGTATGGGTACTGGCAGATAACCGAACTTTTCGCTGATACTTATCGAGTTCGCAGCGTTCAACGCGTCTCGCCTACTCGAGTTACGATTCAAACTAACTCGATCGCTAGTGAGATCGAATATTATATGGTCGATGGTACGCCAGTACCGAATTCAGGAATTGGATCACTCGTCGTTTTCAACGGCAACGACGAGGGCATATTAAATCGCGCAGGTCGAACAATTCGAACCGGAGCTGAACTAGAACGTGCCGCTGCTATGTACGCCAGAGAACCTATACCGTCAATGGTACTTAAAAGCAACGGCACCGCACTTCCAGCGGATCGCATAGCGAAACTCTTGGAATCTTGGGGCGTTGCTCGACGTAATCGCGGTACGGCTTTCTTAAATGCCGACGTCGAGCTTCAAACCGTAGGCTTTGATCCTGAAAAATTACAGTTATCAGCTGCGCGTTCATATATCGCGACCGAAATCGCTAGAGCTTGCGGAATTCCCGCTTACTATATCGACGCAGATACCGGATCGAGCATGACTTACTCGAACGCTGTAAATCAACGTCAAACACTTTTAGATTTCTCACTAATTCCGCTAATGACTTCGATCTCCGAGCGACTTTCAATGCCGGACTTCGTACCTTCATCACAGCGCGTTAAGTACGATCTCTCGGATTATTTGCGCGGCTCTGATTTGGAACGTGCGAATATTTATAAGACATTAAATTCGATAGTCGATCCAGTTACCGGACAAGCTGCGATCTCAGTAGAGGAAATACGACAAGCAGAGGAACTAATTAAATGAAAGTAACGACACCGTTTACGATTACAGCTGCCGATTCAGAAGCTCGCACAATTACCGGACAGATCGTCGCTTTCGATACTGCCGCTAATGCTTCTACCGGTAAAGTCATGTTTAAGTCAGGTTCAATCGAGCCAGCTAACGTTAAATTAAATCTAGAGCATGACTCAGCTCGTCCAATCGGTAAAACTTTGAAAATGGAATTATCGCCAGATGGTAAATCCATTAACGCGACTTTTAAGATCAGCAAAACAACAGCTGGCAGCGACGCAATTCAAGAAGCGATGGACGGATTACGCGATGGCTTTTCAGTAGAAGCTAACGCAAAAGATTTTGGATATAACGAGGACGGAACTATGGTCGTCAATTCTGCCGAACTCGTAGGCGTCGCATTAACTCATAATCCAGCGTTCGATTCTGCTCGTGTATCTAACGTAGCCGCAACAACAGCACCAGAAAATTCTGAATCATCAACCGATGAAGCAGAAGCACAACCACAACAACCAACAGAAGGAGACGTCGTGGAAAACACCGTCAAAGAGCCAACTGCCGCCGAGACGGTAGAAGCTTCAGCACCAATTCAGGCTGCTTCAATCGCTAAGCCTGTAAATTTCATCGCAACTCGTAACCCAATCGTCTCACCAGAGACTTTCCTATTTCACAAGGTCGCAGCAGCTCGCGGAGATGAACAATCTCGTGCGTTTATCGCAGCGGCAACAAGCACAGCTGATAACCCAGGCTTAATCCCAACTCGTCAGCTACGCGAAGTCGTAAACGGTCTTTCAGACAACGTTCGCGCTTCAATCGACTCGATCTCAACTGGAACACTTCCAGACGCCGGTCTAGTTTTCCAGATTCCAAAGGTTACTCAACTCCCAGTCGTAGATCAGATCGACGAACTTGGAACAGTTACACCTACAGAATTACAGACAGCGTTTATCGACGTGGACGTAAAGTCTTTCAAGGGTTCACAAGTAATGTCAGTCGAACTCGCAGACCGATCAGATCCACTTTTTTATCAGGAGTTAATTTCTACACTCACTTCGCAATATGCTCGCGAAACTAACGCGTACAACTCAGCACAGATCATCACCGGATCAACTAAGACCGCTACAGGTATCGGAACAGATATCACAGCTGCGGAATTCTTGACTTGGGTCGCTGGCGGCGCTGTAAGCGTTTATTCAAATACTTTCAAGTTCGCAGACGCTATCGTCGTATCTCCACAAATGTGGGGTCGTATTATGAGCTTCAACGACGCGGGACGTCCGATTTACAATGCGCTAAATCCGGTCAATGCGGCAGGTAACGCACAGCCACGCAGCTTGCGCGGTTCAGTAAACGGAATCGACCTATGGGTAGATACCGCACTATCAGGCACAGGTTCTAACTCAATGTACGTCATCAACCGCGACGCTTACACTTGGTACGAATCTCCACGCCTAGAGCTACGCACAAACGTGATCTCAGACGGTTCAATCGGAATCCTTATGTACGGTTACGGCGCAACAGCTACAAAGATCGCAGCTGGCGCATACGCGTTCAACGCTTCATAAGTAAATAACTAATCATCGGTCGTTTTCGCTCCCGAGGGCGACCGAGCAGAATCAGAGAGGATCGCTCATGCCGTTAGTAACAGCAACAGAACTTCGCGACGTGCTTGGCGTGAGCGATTCTCTTTATTCAGATTTATATTTGGAGCAAATGATCGCAAGCGCCGAGGGCGCAATTCTGCCGTTACTTACTCAATATAAGTCAGCGGTTATTTCGGCGTATATTAAAAATGGCGTGATTTATTATGAAACTCAGCGCCCAAATTATTTCGTCGCCGGTCAAACAGTAATCATCTCGGGCTGCGGTGGTTACGACGGCGAAGTTATCGTGACAGCTGATCGAATCGAGCCTTATCGGTTTACTTCAGCTACAAACGACGCGGACGCAGATTTGACGCCGTTTATTCCAGCCGGGACTGCTGTATTAGACGGAGCTAGTGTGGAGCAGGTTTACGCGAACGTTGCTCCAGTTAAATCTGCGCTTCTCGTCGTATCAGTAGAAGTTTTCCAGTCGATCACAGCTCCGGGCAATACTTCGGCTCAAGTAGATTTTCAGCCATCGCCGTTCGTGCTTGGTCGATCATTACAAAATCGCGTCGTAGGTTTATTAGCTCCGTTTTTAGACGTTGAAACTATGGCTGTCTAATGCCAACAAGTATTCAAGCCGACGTCCGCGCACCTTTAGCAGCTGCGCTTGCTGGCGTTACAGCTTCCGTTTATGAGTCCGTACCTGAAGCGGTTATTCCGCCAGCTGCGATCATAATTCCAGATTCTCCATATTTAGAAACTCAATTATTAGGCAGCGCCGTTCGCGTAAAGGTGAACTTCATCGTCTCGGCTGCTGTCGCGTATAACAACAACGCGGGAGCGCTCGATAATCTCGAGAAGCTCTCAATCCAGATTCTCGGTGCGATTCCATCGAATTACACCGTCGGAGACGTATCCCGTCCGTCGATAGTCACGCTTGGCGCGTCTAATCTGCTGATTTCGGATATTAACGTCTCTACTTACTACCAACAAGAAAACTAACAAAGGAAAACAAATGGCGACGAATATAATCACCGGGCGCGACATCACCTTCACAATCGACGGTGACAATTTCGACGCTCAAGCAACAAGCGCAACTCTTACAATCGACAGCACTACTAACACCTATCAGACTCTCGATGGTAAGGCTTATTACACCGTAGATACTCAAGGCACTTTCGCCGTCGAGCTGCTACAGGATTTCGGTAAAGTCGGATCACTCTGCGAAGCACTATGGAACGCAGCTGCTAGTGCCGCAAATACAACTCTACCGATTCTATTCACAGTAAACGGCGTCGCTTATGCGTTCACCGTAATGCCTGTATTCCCAGACTTGGGCGGTACAGCACCAGACGCGCTAACAGCTTCACTTAGCTTTATCTGCGCTACAACCCCAGCACTAGACTAATAAAAGGAGATCGGGAGCATGAAATTAGTTATCAAAGTGGAGACAGTAAACGGGCAGACCAATCATTACACCGCGCAACCGCCGGAGTTTATGAAGTGGGAGCAAAAGACCGGTTACACGATCCAACAGGCTCAGGAAAAGATCGGTATTTCCGACCTAATGTTTTTAGCGTTTAATGCCATGAAGCGAGAAGCTGCTGGATCGCCAGTTAAGCCGTTCGAAGTATGGTGCGAAACCGTTACAGATATTTCGGTCGGAGATAACGATCAAAACCCAAAAGCCACAAGCCCGGAAGCCTAAGCCGCTTAATTATTGAACTCTCGATCGAAACGAGAATTCCGATGAGCGAGTGGGTGGACGCGGCAGATATTTATACGGCGCTCGAAGTATTGGAGAAGCGAAATGGCAGAAAGTAAAGAGGTCGTCCAGTACGACAAAGCCGAACTTCGCGCCATTACTTCAGCTTTTAAGGCGATGGACGATGAAGCGATTAACCAAGCTAAAGAGCAATCTGGAGCGCTTGCTACTTATCTACAAGGCAAGATCCAATCTAAGGCGTACACGCTGAAATCCTCAGCTGTAGCTAGTCGAATTGCCGAAGGTTCAAAGGTGAGCAAGTCGTCGAAAATTGGCGAGATCGCTTTCGGTTATGTAAGCCAGAAGTTCAGCGGTGGCGCTACAACTCGCGATCTTTGGGGCGGTTCAGAATTCGGATCTAATACTTATAAGCAGTTCCCAATCTGGTCAGGATCAACGGGACGCGGTTCGACCGGTTATTTTATTTACCCAACTCTACGAGCAGAACAGTCTTACTTGATCGCCGAGTGGGAAAAGGCGTTTTCTACAATAGTTAAGAGGTTCGACTAATGGCCGACGGATCAAGAACGCTCAAGCTCTCGATATTAGCGGACGTCGATAATCTTAAAAAGGGACTTACCGAAGCTAACACCGAGACCGAAACTTTCGGCACAAAGTTAGGCGATTTTGGCGTTAAGGCTGGCGCGGCGTTTGCCGTTGCTGGCGCTGCTGCTGCTGCCTACGCTGGAAAACTTTTAGTCGATGGCGTTAAAGCTGCGATTGAGGACGAAGCCGCTCAGGTAAAACTAGCTACAGCGATTAAAAACGTTACAGACGCAACAGACGCCACAGTCGCTTCAGTCGAGTCCTATATAACCCAAACAGCTCTCGCGGTAGGCGTGTCGGACGACGAGCTTCGTCCATCGTTTGCGCGGCTGGTCAAGAGTACCGGTGACGTCGAAGCTGCGATGAACTTACAGAAAATCGCGTTAGACGCTTCAGTCGGTTCAGGTAAATCTCTCGAGACAACTTCAAATCTAATCGCTAAGGCTTACGACGGCAATATCGGCGCATTAGCCAAATTAGACATCGGTTTAACAGCTGCCGAACTTAAAACTATGAGCTTCGATGAAGCCCTTGGCGTACTTAGCGCAACCTATGAAGGATCAGCTAACGAACAGGCAGATACTTTTGCTGGAAAAATGGATCGTCTAAAGATCGCTTTCGATGAAGGTAAAGAGACAGTCGGCGCTTTCGTATTAGACGCGGTGACTCCGATGGTCACCTTATTCGTGGACAAAGTAATTCCAACTCTTAGCACTCTCGCTACAGATATCGGCGAGGATCTCCAACCCGTATTCGAAAATATTGGTACTTTCATTAAAGACACTTTGATACCAGCGTTTACGGCGCTTTGGGATTATGTTGATAAATATATCGTTCCAATTTTCAAGGCTACCTTAACCCCGATTTTAGATGGCGTGAAAAAAGTATTTGGCGCAATCGGTGGTCTAATTGAGGATAACACCGGATTCTTTAAGCTTCTTGGTGCTGGTATTACGGCGTTTTTAATCGTTGCTAAACCGTTCGCGACCTTCTTAGGTACGACCTTTAAGGTCGCTTGGTCAGGCGTTGCCCTAATTATTAGCGGCGTTAGTGCTGCTATTCAAGGCGTGGTCGCTGGTATTAACGCAGCGATTAAAGTCGTTAATTTACTTATTAAAGGTTATAACGTCGTAAACAATCTAAAGCCCGGATCGAAAGATTTGGCGTTGATTCCAGAATTAGCCAATGGTGGAACGGTCTCCGGTAACTCACCTTATATCGTGGGAGAACGTGGGCCGGAATTATTCGTTCCAACTGGTTCAGGGCGTATCGTTCCAAATCATCAACTAGGCGGTAGCGGTGGCGGTAATATCTTTATTAACGTCTCAGGGGCAATCGACCAAGAAGGTACAGCTCGACGAATCGTGGACGTGCTAAATAATTCTTATTATCGTGGAACTAACGGCGCTAACGCTTTGGCTTTCTAATGACACTATTTAATCCAATCTGGCGCGTAAAGATACAGGGAGTCGAATTTACGACTTACGTTTTAGCTGATCTTACGATCACTTCTGGACGCACCAATATCTACCAACAAGCTCAGGCGGGCTACGCCAATCTAAGTCTCATTAACTTAGATCAGTCGATGGTTTATATAAATATAAACGACTCAGTTACTATCGAGATTAAAGATTCGACTGGATCGTTCGTCCCTATTTTCGGCGGTACAGTCGTCGATTACGGTATCGAAGTTACAGCTGCGGGATCGACCGGTATAAATCAGAAAATCAGCGTGACAGCACTTGGAGCGCTAAGCCGTTTACCGAAAGCGCTTACAGATGGAACTTTGGCGTCTGCTCATGACGGCGATCAGATTTGGCATATTCTCCAAGATTTATTATTAAATAACTGGGGCGAAGTTCCAGCCGCTTTAACTTGGGATAATTACAGCCCGACGACTACTTGGGCTAATGCCGAAAACGTAGGACTTGGTGAAATCGACAGACCGGGCAATTATGATCTCGCAGCTCGTACAGCCGATCGAACAGATATTTATTCTTTGGTATCAGCGCTCGCGACTTCAGGACTTGGTTATATCTACGAGGACGGCAGCGGTCGTATTTCATACGCAGACTCGACCCATCGTTCGATCTATTTGGCAACCTACGGATATACAGACGTTACAGCTAATCAGGCGCTATTTAACGGGCTAAAGATCGAGACTCGAGCTGGCGACGTTCGAAATGAAATCACGCTCAAATATGGCACTAATTCGTCTAATGACGTGACCGACGAGGATACCAATTCGATCGGCTTATATGGACGTTTAGCGCAGCTAATAACTACGACACTTAAAAACAGCACAGACGCAATCGCTCAAGCTGCGTTTTACTTAGGGCTACGAGCTACGCCTCAAGCGAACTTACAGTCGATTACTTATCAGCTTACAAATCCAGAATTAGATGACGCAGATCGAGACGCGTTAATTAACGTATTTATGGGCTTACCTTTACGCGTTAGCGATCTACCGCTAAATATGGGATCGACGTTCCCGGGCTTCGTTGAAGGCTGGACGTTTAAGGCTGCGTACAACGAACTCGCGATAACTCTAAATCTTTCGCCGCTTGCTTATTCACTTCAAGCTATGAAGTGGGAACAAGTATCTGCGGCTGAAGCGTGGAATACTATAACCGGATCGCTAACGTGGGAAACCGCGCTAGTAGTGGCATAAGGAGAAAACATGACAAACCCAACGAGTAACTTCGGCTGGCAAATGCCAACACCGACGGACTTAGTAACCGATTTACCAGCTGATTTTGAAGTATTTGGTCAGGCAGTCGATACGACTTTAGCCGACCTAAAGGGCGGAACTAGCGGTCAGGTACTTTCTAAAGCTTCTGGTACAGACATGGATTTCACATGGGTAACGGCTGAAATTGGCGATATTACAGCTGTAACCGTTAGCTCACCATTAACTGGCGGCGGAACATCTGGCAGCGTATCAGTAGGAATTTTAAACGGTACGACTTCAAATTTAGGCGCTGTTCAATTAAGCGACTCAACTTCTAGCACTTCAACAACTTTAGCCGCAACAGCGAACGCGGTTAAATCAGCTTATGATTTGGCAAATACAGCAAATACGACAGCAAATGCCGCAATTCCAGCGACGACAGTAACAACGGCTGGCGACATAATTTATCGAAATTCAACAGTCCCAACACGTTTGGGAATCGGTACAGCTGGTCAAGTTTTAACAGTAAACAGCGGCGCAACTGCTCCAGAGTGGAAAACTATAAGCGGCGGCGGTAAAGTTTTACAGGTAGTTCAAGCTACTTATTCAACAGCGACAACAGTCGCGGCTACATCTTTTACTGATACTGGATTAAGCGGAACAATCACACCTTCATCTAGTTCTAGCAAGATTATGGTTCTAATCACACAGCCATTTAACATGCAGGTAATTAACGCTGCAACTAATGTTGGTATGGGTTATCAACTTGTGCGAGGTTCAACCGCAATCTTAACTCAACCTGTTAATTCTGTTGCTTATTACGATTATTCAAATGTGCCTTACATTGTTAATCGCGCAGTGATGTCTCTCAATTATCTTGACAGTCCAGCGACAACATCTGCAACAACATACAAGACACAAGGTCGCTTAAATGACACAGCCAGTTCACGCACATTGGCTTATCAGCCTGAAAGCAGCAATTCAACTATGTTACTTCTAGAGATTGGCGCATAATAATGGACTATCTAAATCAAGCCATTTACGCTCTAAAGCCAGATGCGGAATACACACATTCCAACAATGATTATTCAACTATCCAATGGATCAAGATTGAAGGCAATGCTCCAACTCAGGCTGAGATCGATGCAAAGATTGAAGAAATCAAAGCAAAAGAGATTACAGACAAAGCAGCAAAAGCA